AACCCGAATAGCGGACTTGACACTATCCAACCTGACACGCGAACCTACACTACGGGTTTGTACTTGGGCAGAACTCTACGGAAAACAAGCTTAGAAGACAAATATGAGCATAGGCGTAAATCTTAAGAATCTCGAAAAGCTAAGAAAATTTGTACACGCTCAACCAAATATTAAGCCTGATAGAAAACGAGGCGAACGCTCACCTACAAGTGAAGCAATTCGGTCAAGGAGACGTTTGGGAAATCAACCCGAAGGAACTTGACTACCTTGTTCTTTGGGCTATTGAAGAAGGCGTAGTTCTTAACGAGCGAACGCTCACCTTCAACATTCGCTTGCTTGCGATGGATAGAGTTCTTCCGGGCGAAGAAAACGAGCAAGAAGTAATGAGCGACACTATTCAAGTTCTGCTTGACTTTGTTGCTTACTTCCGACAGTTGCACACGACCGATTTAAGCATACAAACGAGCGTTACACTTGAGCCGTTTACTGAGCGATTTGACGACAAGGTAAGCGGACACGCTTGTGTACTTTCAATTACTCAACCGTACGATTACAACAAATGCCAAATTCCAATATAAAAAAGTGTTATTAATTGTAATTAATGAGTAATGGCACACCAACAAATGAACGTGAACGATTATATCAGTGAGCTGGTTTTGGCTGGAGGAGGTGTACTAGCTACTTTGACCGCGTGGAAGCAAGGGCAAAAGACCGCCAAGACTAGCCACCTTGACAATGTAGAGAAGGCTATTGAGATTTGGGAAAACACATCTACTAAACTATCTGCAAGCCTTAACACTTTGGAAGATGATATGAAAGACCTCCGTAAGAACCACGAGGAATGCGAAGCAAGTAAGCGCGAATTGTCTGAAAAAATCTATGTACTTGAACAGACGATGCAAAACATTATTGAGCCGCCTGTAATCAAGCGGAAGATAAGCGTAAAAAAGAAAGGCTCTTCAAGCTCCGAACAATAATGGAAAAAGCACCAAGGCAAACCGCATCAAGCATGGCGGCAGAACTGATAAAGGAGTTCGAAGGCTATTCGTCAAAGCCGTATTTGTGTCCTTCCAATGTAGCGACAATCGGATACGGTAACACCCGTTACTTAAACGGTGAGCGCGTTACTATGGAAGACGAAGACATCACAAAGAAGGAAGCCGAGAAGATACTGATTGACACGGTTAAATTTGTGGAGAAGGAAGTGAAGAGCGTTGTGGAGGTAAAGTTGAAGCCCTACCAATTGGCGGCACTTATTTCATTTACTTATAACGTAGGCATAGGCAACCTTTCAAACTCTACCCTTTTGGCTTGGGTAAATTCAAACCCAAACTACTCACAAATCCCTTCGCAGTTTCGAAGATGGAACAGAGGAGGCGGCAAAGTTCTTAAAGGTTTAATTCGTAGAAGAGAAGCTGAGATAGAACTATGGAAAGGAGCATCGCAATACGTTTAGTCAAGGAGTTTCTTCCTTGCTTATTGGCTTTCGTTCTTGGTCTTATTGTGGCTTGGAAAGGATGCGGAGGCGAGAAGATTGAAACAATCATAAAGAAGCCAGTTGCAACCATTGAATATGTGGACAGATGGCGCACCGATACAGTTCGCTTTGTTTCTAAGAAAGTAATAACCCAAAGGGACACAATCTATAGCGACAGGATAGTTAATCGTTTAGACACGTTGTTTTTAGTTGATACCATTAGCATCGTTGAGGCGTGGCTAACCGAGGTGGCTAAATACGACACGACAGTAAACGACATTCGGCTAACTTGGCAGAACTATCAGAACAGAACGGAGAACCTGAGCGTAGCATACACCCCGAAGAAGGTGGTCGGTGCAAAATTTGCGCTAGGACTTCACGCAAACGTGGGTATTATATCAGATTTTAATCGTAGTTACACGCCACTTATGGGCATCGGCATACAAACAACAATAAAAAGTACTTACATTAGCGCAAATTATGGCTACAATGGTCAGCACTTTATCGGTGTTGGCGTTGGTCGAAACCTTATAAGCAAATGATATACGACACAAACCCGATTACAAGGGAAGCAATCGACAAGTTGCTCCAAAAGAACGCCTCAAATCAAGCTAATTTAGGTACTGATTCCACGGACTTGGAACGATTCGAGACCAAAGTAAAGTGGGCAGAGTTGCTCCGCGAAATTAGATGGCTAGATCCTGAGTTTGCTGAAGTGATTCACCCCGAATGAGCGACTTTAGACCACGAGTTAAGGGTCAAATGCTGGATGCTTGGTGTAACCTAACGAAAAAGGAGCGCAGGGTGTTGGTTATTGGAGACCTGCACGAGCCGTTTTGTTTAGATGGCTACCTTGATTTCTGCAAAGACACCTATCGAAAGTACAATTGCAACCAAGTGGTCTTTATTGGTGACGTAATAGACTCTCACTACTCTAGCTTTCACGAAACCGACCCCGATGGAATGGGCGGAGGTCAGGAACTTGAGTTGGCAATAAAGAGATTGGCCAGATGGGTAGAGGCTTTCCCAGTTGCGGATGTCACAATAGGAAACCACGACCGAATAATAAGCCGCAAAGCCTTCTCGGGTGGTATTCCAAAGGCTTGGATTAAGTCTTTCAACGAAGTCTTAAACGCTCCGACCTGGCGGTTTGTCGATAGGGTTGCTTACGATGAAGTGCAGTACATTCACGGGGAGGCTGGAACGGCTAGAACTAAATGTAGAGCAGATATGCAAAGCACCGTTCAAGGACACCTCCACACAGAATGTTATTCAGATTGGTATGTTGGGCAGAAATTCAAAGTATTCGGAACTCAGGTAGGCTGCGGAATAGACTTCGACAAGTACGCCTTTGCCTATGCCAAGCGCGGCAAGAAGCCAGCGATTGGGTGCGCGGTGGTGATAGGCGGCAAGACAGTAATCAACGAACTGATGGATTTATGATTATCTTTCTTTTAACCGTTTGCCTTTGCCTCCTTTTGTTGGTTGTCGTGCTTCTCTTGTACGTTGCCTACACGGTGGGTAAACTAGAGGACACTCAAGAAGTAATGTACGACATGGCGGTTGATTTGGAGCAGCGAAATCGCGAGATAGAACTTAACCAAGAGGCTATTTTCAACGCCTATTCACGGCAGAATTAAGAACGAAATGAAAAATAATTGAAAATAATTGCATTGATGTAGTGATTATTCAAAAGGTTATTTGTATATTTGGTGAATAATTAAAACAAACGACATGAAAAAGACAGTAAGACAAATCAGAAAAATACTTTTTGACACCGACAAATACACGGTAATTGGTGCTGATGAAAGAACTAACGAAGACTCAAGAAATCTACTTTACGGATTGAGCAATCAAGATGAATTGTTTAATGTAATAGACAACGGAACTCACTTGCTAATTTGGTAACCCAACAGGGGCAACCATAAGAACGCCCCACTAAAAACAGAACAATGAACTACGCAATATTTGAAATACAAATGCTAGATGCTCCAGCCTTTGTTCGGCTTGCATCCGAGAAAGCAATCAAGAAACTGCTTGAAGATGGCAAGGGAACTTTGGAGGTTGACAATCAAACCTTATTACTTGCGGCTAAATACGCAAGAGTTGAGCCGACTAAAGGAAATACGCACACATTTATCCGTATATTTAGGGGTGAGAACTACGTTGATTTACAAACAAAAAACAGTTAAAAAATGGAAGAACTAATTTACATCCAAAGCGAATTGAAAGCACCGAAGAACCAGTACAACGCCTTCGGCAAATACAAATACCGAAGCTGCGAAGATATACTAGAAGCGGTGAAGCCACTACTCAAAGAGAAGGGTTGCTATCTAGTTTTATCTGACGAAGTTAAAGAGGTTGCTGGCATACCCTATGTAGATGCAACTGCCATATTCATAAAGGGTTCGGAATCTGTAACCGTCAAGGCGCAAGCTGGAATAGACCCAAATAGAAAGGGAATGGACATTGCCCAATCGTTTGGGAGTTCATCAAGCTACGCAAGAAAGTACGCTCTAAACGGCTTGTTTTTAATTGATGATACCAAAGATGCCGACTCAACTAACGACCACGGAAAGGCAACGCAAAGCGCACCATCAACCGCACCATCAAAACCAACCGTTCAGAAATCCTTACAAGTTCCGAAAGGCGAACGAATCAAGATTGAAGACGGGGACGAATTATTTCTGAAGATTGTCAGGGCGGTTGCTGAAGGCAAAGCAACTATCCAACAGGCCACTAATAAGTATAGCATCAGCGAAGCCGTGGAGGATAGCCTCAAGGAGAAGATTCAAGCACTTACTGAAATCGTTTAGTCATGGGAAAATCAAAAGACATTTTTATGGCGGTTCGATTTCAGTTGGAAGCCTCTGAGGAACTATGGGAATCGCTCCCAAACGAATACCGAGAACGGTTCAAAGTCAAACGTATCGAAGTAGAAACCATCCAAGGCGAAGAAGCCAAAGAGGTTTACAAACGTTGCCCGACATGGGTGAAGCTGCACGATGAAATGGTCGAATCTATTAAGGCACAAAAGGAACGCGAAGAGCAAATAAGAATTGAAAAGAGAAACCAAAATAAATAACAATGAAAAAAGAAAACGAACCCGATTTATTACACCTTATGATTGCAATGCAAGAAGCAGCTAAAGAACTCCGAGGGCATTCATTAGGGACGGTGCTGGCCACCTTATCTTCCGCTATGCTTGCAATATCAAGGGCAAAAGTCAGCGAAGAAACGGCAGCCGCATCTGTCGCATTGCTAGAAGCGATTGAGTCAATGTGTCACGCTTCAAGATTTATGCGAGAAATTACTATCGAAAACGAAATAAACGAATTAACAAATAAATAAAAATGGAAAACAAGTTAACAGGTAAATTGAAAGAGAAGATGGAAACGCAGACGTTTTCAAGCGGTTTTGCAAAGCGCGAGTTCGTTGTAACAACCGAGGAGACTTACCCGCAAGACATTAAGCTGGAGCTCGTCAAAGACAAGTGCGAACTTCTCGACCATCATGAGATAGGTGATGGCGTGATGGTGTCATTTAACCTGAGAGGCAACGAGTACAACGGGAAGTATTACGTTAATCTACAAGCTTGGAAAATTGAGGTAGCCAGCCTAGTGGCTGCACTTCCAGCAGATGGCCTCCCGTTTTGAAGAAGAGCAGAAGTAAAATTGTGAAGGAGTTAGATGCCGCCTTTAGCCGATATATTCGGTTGAGGGCGGTTAACCCTGATGGCTTTGTTGAGTGCTACACTTGCGGACGTTCTTACGAACTGAAGAGGATTCAGAACGGGCACTTCATGGGGCGAGCAAAGTACGCGACAAGATGGCATGAAGATAATTGCCGACCTCAATGCTACGGTTGTAACGTGATGCAGCAAGGCAGACAATACGACTTCGGGTTGAATTTAGACCGAGAGCGCGAAGGACTAGCAGACGAAATGCACCGCCTTAGCTTGACCACGGTGAAGTTTCAAACCTATGAACTGGAGGAGATGCTGAAGCACTATCTTCAGAAAGTTAAAGAAATGGAATAAATAATTTGAATTGATGTAGTGATTATTCAAAATGTATTTATA